ATTTCCTTGTGTCCTGAAAGTTATAACTGGATCACATGGAGATGGTGTTTTTCTTTGTGAAGACGCTAAACATTTTGAAGATTTGTCGGAACTTATTTTTTCTCTTGACTTTAAGAATTCTATGATTGTTCAGGAATATATTAAAGAATCAGAAGGAAAAGATCTGAGGGTAATTGTTATTGGTGGTAGAGTTGTTGGTGCTATGCAACGCACATCTACAGATGGTTCATTTAAAGCCAATATTTCCCGTGGAGGTCAAGGGAAAGCATATGATGTTGACGACGAAATGGAAATGCTTGCCATTCAAGTTGCAAAAGTTCTTGACCTTGATATTGCTGGTGTTGATTTATTATTTCACAGTGACGGATACCGAATCTGTGAAGCAAACTCCTCACCAGGATTTAAAGGATTTGAAAAAGCATTAGATATTAATGTTCCCCAAAAAGTTTTTGACTATGCCAAACTCAGATGTGGAGGATAAACTAGAAGACCTTTACAACCAAACAAAAGAGTGATATAATGAGGGTCTTCGGACCCTCTTTTTATGTCGAATCTGATTGAACCTAGCGATCCTAGATACTTCAAACAGACTTGTGATAAACCATACGATAGACATCACTACAAGATTGTTTTTACTAATGGTGAGTCGGAAGTTTTTGAATCTTGGGAACATGTTTTCTCTAGGTGGTGGCAAGTTCCATCACAATATTCATCTCACATTGAGGTACTCGATGTTAAAAAAACTAAAACAAAAGGATTCGCATAATGAAAATCGTAGCGTACACCACTGCTGGGTGTTTCTACTGTGATCAACTTAAAGAGTTGTTCAAACGAGCTGATGTAGAATACACAGCATACCGAGTTGGGTCGGCAGAATGTCCTAAGTCAAAGTTTGCTAAGGATCATCCTGGTGCAAAATCATTCCCCCATGTAGTCATTGATGATGAAGTTGTTGGTGGGTTAGTTGAGACTGCAAAATATCTTATGGAGAGGGGGTTAGTTCGTGCCAAAAAACGGTGACGATCTTCACATAAATAAAGGCATAGAGCTCATGTTAAGGAGGGCTAAACCGCAGGACCCAGCACCCAAACCCATGGGTGGGTTTGGTTTAAAGAGATCGTTCTCCCTCCTCAAGCGTAAGTTTTATTTCAACTTAGAGCTGAGGTGGGATAAGAAAAACCACTAAAGGAGTTGGAACAAATGGAAACGGCAACAATCCTATTCTTCTCGGCAACAGCATCTTTTATGTTTCTATGTGTCGGGATTGTCGCAGGGTGGACAGCGAAAGACTTCATGCATGACTATTTTTATACCAGAGATGAGATACAATATCATCCAGAAATGTACGATGATGAAGGTCTACTAATTAATGAAGAACTACTATCAGTGAAATTTGTTGATGAGGATTACGACGATGAAATTTTTGATGCATGAGGTACTACAAAAAGTATCAAACGCAAAGACTAAGAAAGAAAAGATTGCATTACTGCAGGAGTACAACACTCCAGCACTTCGTTCTATGCTGATCATTAACTTCGATGAGTCTGTTGTTAGTCTGCTGCCCCCAGGAGAACCACCTTTCCAAAAGAATGAGTCTCCTGAGGGTACAGAACATACAGTTCTTGAGAAAGAATCACGACTTTTGTATCACTTTTTTAAAGGTGGTTCTAACTTGAAGCAGTCGAAGCGTGAGATGATGTTTATTCAAATGCTTGAGGGACTTACTGCTGGTGAAGCAGGTGTCTTGGTTCTTGCCAAAGACAAACAACTTGGTAAGCGTTGGAAGATCACCAAAGCATGTGTTGAAGAAGCATTCCCTGAGATTAAGTGGGGTGGTCGTTCCTGATGGGGAAAGGTTGTAAAATTATCCATAAGGATTGCGACCCTTCTCTGTGTCAAGATCGATCTCTTCCTTACACTGCCTTTATGATTGAGTATGTGGAAGGTGGCATCACCAAGTACGATATTGCTCATGGTCCTAAGCAGGTGGACATCTTTGATGACTACTGGGATAAGTATCATCATGATATGATTAACATGACTCACACAGAAGGCAGAGTCAATCCTAAGATGTGGAACCCACCTAAAAAATGAGAAAAGATCTTTTTGCTATTCCTGTCTTTGAAACTAAGATCAAACTTAATAAAATCAAGACACTTGGTGGAGAATTTCAACCCACTTGGGAGAGTGGTGTCCTCACTACATTTAATAGTGGGTTGACAGTTCGTAATAGCACCTGGGAGTACCTAAAGAAAGTTATTGAACCATTTTTAGATGATCTAGGTGATTCATACAAAGAGATTATTTTCACTGGGATGTGGCGTAACAAATATGATCCTAGGTCATACCAGGGGTATCATATTCATCCCAAATCTCAGTGGAGTTTTATTATCTATGAGGATGTGCCCTCTAGAACGGCGTTCATGAACCCATCCTTTGCACTGATCCAGAATCAAATGAGCGACCATTGTAGGTCCTTCCCGCTGGACTACAGACCGAATTTGGAACCAGGCAGCATGATTGTGTTTCCATCTTTCATCGGTCACGAGGTGCTCCCAGGCAACGACGGAACCACACTGTCTGGCAACATCCTTGTATCATATTGATAAGTTGTATCAATTGATACAGTTGACAAAGTATATATAGTATTGGTATAATTACCATACGTTCATCCAAGGGACTTCGCATCCCGTGGACGCAAGTAAGTCGCGCAACGGTTCCGTTGATCCCATGCTAGAACTATTATTCTATACAACACTCTCATGCACTCAAACTGATGCTATCATGCTGAAGATTGAGGCAAACAAAAACCTTAGCAATACTGTGAAGGTTGAGTTGATTGAGACCCTTAAGGACTCAGCACCAGAGTGTCAGTGGTATTGGGACGCAAACGACTGAAGGAACGGGTTTAATCACCCTACTCTTTCAGGAGACAAACTCATGAACACCCTAATTCTTATCAAAAAGCAGATCCAAAAAGCTGCTGCACTTCACAACGCACAGATTGCTATGACCACCTATCGTGGTGTCAAGTACGAGTGTAAGGAAGGTACTACTGATGAGGTCCATGGTACATTTTGCTATCGCGGTCACACTTATCAGAAGTGATATGGAGAACTATACATATCATTACGATGATATGGATAAAGATAGTAGACGACCTAGTTGTTACCAACTCAAATATAGAGGGGTAACATACTGGTCTTGCTATCGGATTCACTTGCGAGATTGGTTGGATGATAAGTATTCATCTCCAGCATATTCAACTAAGAGAGGTCTATGACCCCTCTTTTTTTGTGCTACTATATAATAAAAGGGGAGAGTATCATGGACAGAGACAGACTCAAACTCATCTGCAAAAATCTTAAGTCTCTACTTAACGCATTGGAATCAGAGATATATTCTGACCCAGACAGCTACACAAAACAGAAAGATTATGCTAGAATAAACATGTATAATTTTCATACCGATGACGACGACGGATACCCAGACTAAATGACCAGACTCAAAGACCAAATTCGCCTAGCGAAGAAGGCAATCAAAGAAGCGAAGAAGAATCCAAACTTGTACACGAAAGAAGAACTGATGTACATGGCAGTTCAACTTCGCCGTGCTAAAATACAACTGAAAGAAAAACAACTACGACGCAAACAGGAGAAAGGATTTAGTAATGAATTCAGTGAATCTAGTGACAGTCACCCCCAAAGCGGAAGTGACGATGGGTTATGTAGCGAGGGTGAGCAACCCAGCGAACCAGGAGAATCCTAATATATCAGGACTGCTGAAGTATTGTATCAAGCATGGTCATTGGTCTGTGTTTGAACAGGCACACATGACTCTTGAGATCAATACTAATAGAGGTATCGCAGCTCAAATACTACGTCACCGTTCGTTCACATATCAAGAGTTTTCTCAGAGGTATGCTGAAGTCGGTCTACTCGACACCAAAATTGAGGTGCCAGAGTTGCGTCGTCAAGACACAAAGAATCGTCAGAACTCTACGGCAGATCTCCCTCCTGGAATCGTAAAAGATTATCGAGCAAAGATCGCTAAGCATTTTGAGCAGGCACAAACTTTATATCAACAACTCTTGGATGTAGGTGTGGCAAAGGAGTGTGCTCGTTTTGTGCTTCCCCTCGCCGTGCCCACCAGAATTTACATGACGGGATCAGTTCGGTCATGGATCCACTATATAACTCTGCGGTCTGCTAATGGAACGCAGAAAGAACACATGGATATTGCAGAAGATGCAAAACGTGTGTTCTGCGAACAATTTCCTATTTGTGCTGAATCTTTGGAGTGGAATTAATGCCTACATATCCTGTTAAAAATCTAGAGACTGGAGAGACTCAAGAACTCTACATGTCCATGAAAGAATACGAACAATGGAGAAAGGACAACCCTGGATGGGACAAAGACTGGTCTAAGGGTTGTGCTGGATCTGGTGAGGTTGGTGAATGGAGAGACAAGAT